GCGAGAGAAAAGGGGGGGGGGGGGGTACCGATGTACCGGCCAGTACTGATACACTTCCGGAGCAAGCTCCCTGAAAATATATGGAGTTAATCAGACTTAACCAACCAGTGGGTAACGATCCCTGTGCGGGCCAAATGATGGCCTACGGGTCGGCACAACGGTTTCAAAGCTCAATTGAGGCAGGTCGAAGAATGTAATCTGCTGTGAACGGGGCAGACAGCGAGGCATTCCAGACCAATGGATCATCGGCATTTGAAGAAGGGGCATGATTGAACAGATAGAAGGAACTTGCCGTAGAACTGCTCTTGATGGCATACAACACGGTTCCTTGAGTTATTGTCACCGAGTTGTATGTAGGGTCCATGGAGCTAAGGGGCCTGAGGAAACAAGTGTCAAGCGCGGTGTTGGTCGGCGTTGATGTAAACTCAACAATGAACGAGGTGCAGTCTTCCCAAAACGGTCCTGACCAGGCAAGGGCAGCTTGGGTACCAGAGGCGGGGTTGGACGTGCCATTGGTTCCTACTCCCAAGCTCTTACCAGTCTGGACGTATTTGGTTGCAGCTGAGTTTGCTTCAACAATTTGGTCACAAAACTCGACTTCATAGTCTATCTCCACCAAACCCCAAGTGTTGGAAGGGCCGCCAGTATCAACTGGAATAGTATAACCGGCGGCAACCATACCTTGGGTTTGGAGGCGATCGTCACCATTCATCTCGGCATATGACCATGGGGTTTCTTCATCCTTCCATTCAATCTCCAAGGACTGGGACTGCCAAGCTTGGAACTCCTTGACGTTCTTAAGGGCAGAGATGCGCCGAAGGAATTCCGTGTTGGGGCCAGCGAAAATATCTTGCTCAACATCATCCAGATAGGCCAAGAAGATTTGGCCCGAGGATGTTGTTGGGAGGGAGGAGATAAATCGAAGCCTAAAACGACGGAACCGCCAAAACTGCCACATCTTGGCTTGTATCGCAAGCTTGGTGCCTTGGAACAACAAAGGAGCGAGGGGCAGCACCATAGTGGGGGAGGCCTCAGTTTGGGAATTGAAGCCAGCAATAGTGTCAAAAAGCTCTGAACCACTGAAGACAATTCCTTGATGCCCAACCCAAGACTTGCTGCGGTATTTGGTAAAAGACGATGCCCGGTTCTTACCATGGGAGTAAGACCTGGCTATGCCTATATTACCGCGAGCAGTAGGGGTATGAGTTCGGGAGCCATCTTCAGCAATGTGGTACCGAGGTTCTTGATACCTGACCAGATCGAGTCGAGGAAACCCAGGTTTTCCTGCGGCTGTTCCTCCGCTTTGGATTCCTCCTTGCGGGCTTTTTCGAGCGTGTCCTTGTACCTTGATAGGGCGCTCGCTTCCGCTAGCTCCCTCATCCGGTCCTTGAGTGGCTTTACGGGGGCCTTTGTGCTTTTGGTGCTTGTGGCGTTTCCTTTCGGCGACGCGTTCGCTTCGCTCGCGATGCCGAGATGCGACATTAGCGAGGCGGGACTGGAGGTTACCGATTTGTACAAGGCTAGCCTCTGCGACACCACCGGGTGGGCGTGAAACGCCGTTATGAACCTTTGAATGGCCCGGGCGCGCTGTTTGTGCTTCTTTACGGCGTTCATCCATACAGAGCATTTTCACGGGAAGAGTTGTTCCGGCTCCGTGTTGCTCAGGGGGCGAAGTAAAAACGGACTCCGACCCAGACATCATGTCTTGAAATATCTTCTGGGGGGGCAGATCAATCAGGTTGTGGTAGGACAGCCTATAATAAGCTGCCTTAAAACGACCAAACCAATCATCATCAAAACACGACATCAGACAATACGAGTAAAGCTGGGAAGCGCGCGCCATTTCAGACGAGTTAGCAGACTGAACGAGGAACACCTGTGCATATTTCTCGCAGTTGCCAACAGGGACATACCTGCTGCCAACAAGCCTAGGCGAATTGCCAAGGAATGTTAGTTCAGGTGAGATGATGCCAGTTTTGTTAACACAAACGAGGTCATCTTCCTTCTTGAGCGTGAAACCGAGTTCTGCGTAAACACGGCTACGCCAAGCGAAAGTGGCCATGAAGTCAACAATGACACCAAGAACGTGGTCATCTCCATAATAGAGGGGACGCATCTCCTTATAAATTTGAGACCAGGAGACAAGGTCACCAGGAACAAGGTGGGAGACGGTGATGGGAAGGTTGTTGTCACGGGCCCGACAATCAGAGACCCCGCGGTAATACATATACATGAAGACGAACAGATGTACCATGCAGTTCATGAATGTAGTTGCCGGGGAACCTGACTTGAGCTTTGGCATGATTACAACGTCACCATTCGGCATAAAGACCAGGGAATCCCACATCTCGTCAAGAATGTAATCGATCTTCGCATGATGCTCTTTACCATATAAGCCATGCATGATTTCTCTAATCTCACCCCAAATTCGCTTAAGGTGCGAACGGTCGAAGCCGTGAATGTCACCTTTTGCGAGGAAGGGTAGTGACTGGAGGGGGGCCATCATGTCATGGAAGCCACCACCATGGATGCTCTTAGTATAAGCGCACCCAGTGGGGTCAGACTTCTCCAATTCAAGGAAGAGATCAATGAAAGGCTCGAAATACGTCTTGGCTAAGATATCAAAGTGGCCTGGGGGATAGCAGATTGTTCGCTGCTTAAGTGTGTCGCGCACCTTGTGTTCGGGGAGGTGTTCGACTTTACCAGCCATAGTCCACATGACTTTCCCGGACGGATTGGCACAGTAGTCCAGGATTGCAGGAAGAAGCCTGCCAATGTTTTCACCTTTAGTACCATCATAGCCGCCACCATATTGGGACTCAGGACGAACCAAGACGTCCAACGGATGGTTTGGGGCTAAGGAATGGCCTTTGAACCTTTCTCGGAAGGTTTCAGAGGCTAAACCAAAAGCCTTTTCACAAACGTTGGTGGGGTTGTCCGCAAAATAGGGTTTATTGGCTAGGAAGATACCATTATCGGAGGGCTTTACAATGGTCATGCGGGCCTGTGGGGTGGAAGGGGGGGGGAACAGGGGTGGGTCCAGGTGGTCGAATACCCGTGCACCACGGCAAGACTCAGGTCAGGTGAGGTCGCCATGGGACAGGTGATGCATCAAATGTGCCCCAACTGCATTAGGATACTCTGGGCACGTAGGGGGCAGTATCCTAGGGGTATGCAGCTGGGTTACCTGGATTCCCCCACCACATATGGGTTGAGGGAGGCAGTGGTACCATTGACGACCATGTCGACGGATGGAATGAGCTCGGCACGATTGCTGGCAACAGTTGAGCCAGAGACAAAAGTGCCTCGGGCAACATGAACGCCAATGACAATGGGCTTTTGCTTTTGCCCATCACCGCGCATGGAGATCACGGGACAGCCACTGTTGCCTGGAACAGTTGAACAGGTATGATGAAAAACACACTGACGCTTGTCCCCATGGACCTTACTGAGCAAGTCAGGTGAAACATGAACAATGTTACCAACGGCCTGCAGAGCTGTAAGGCTAGTCAATGGGGTGTCAGGGTCATAAGTGGGAATGGCGACAGTAGAAGAACTGATGATCTCGCCTGGCTTCAGGATCTCGAGGGCCATAGTACTGCCAAGGAGGCGAATTTCCTCCTTCGCATTAGGATGTTTGAGATCAATGTAACCATAGGCAACATCAAGGGTGCTGTTACCGCAACACCAGACCCATGAAGAGAAGGCGCGAGGGGCCTTCGTAACAGGGCTCCAGAAGGTCTTGGGAGTTCCAGCCTCATCCATCGCTGAGACCACATGCTTCGCTGTTACAAAAACATGTGTTGGGCTTGATTTCTTCTCCGAAACATTCAGGAACTTTGTGAGCATCTCAGTTCCGTTTACACGGAACAATGTGCCACAGAAAGTATAACCTGAGGGGGAATCTGAAGCGGGAATAAGTCCGATTAGAAGGGATTGATGAAGGTTGGTGGGGAACGAGGGAGCCTTGGCCACAATGGCTTCAGGCTGGAGGCGGGGCTCAGGGGCCTGCTGCTGTAAGGTGGCCACAGGAACGTTACCCTCGCTTGGAACAAGCGCTGGAGCGCTTCCAAGGGTGGTAACATGTGGACCTTGGACGGCAGTGGCAACAACAGGGACTGCCCCGACGTGGCCAGCATGGGCAATTGTCTGGGACTTTGTTCTAATGGTTGTATAACCACCAAAAATGAGTTGCCACAGACGGACAGGAAGGGAGGGTGACTCAATGAGCTCCACAATATCTGTTTGGGACAATGTAGACTGAACAGCATCAATGAGCTCCTTAGTGGTAACGAGAGTCATAGCTTCACTAGAGGATCGGAACTCGGGAAGGTGGCGGGCTACAGCGGTCCTGAGATCTTCAAGCGTGTAGTCCGTCTTCCGAGTCTTTTTCTCTTTAGGAGTTTTGACTTTCTTGGGCCGGGTACGGGTTTGCTTCCATTTTTCATACTCAACAAATTCTTGACGAGAGCTCCAATCTGGATCATAGAATCCATCGTCAGGTAGGTCATCAAAATCATCATCCTCCTCCGCGAGGAGTCTGAGAGCATCGATTTCTTCCTGAAGCTCGACAGGCCAGTCATACGGGGTGTCCCCCAGGGACAAACCACCGTAGACATGAAGGTCGGCGAGCATTTCAATGTCTTCTTGCGACAGGTCTTTATTGGAGTAGAACTTTTCCATGAGCTGTTGGAAGCGGTGACCAGTGACCAGAGGGCGGGCGCCCTTCCGGTGCTTAATAAACTTGCGCCCACGACCATGCTTAGTCTTGCCTTTGGCCTCGGCAGCATCTGTATGGACACGAAAAGCTGCAAAGGTCTTTGAAAGCATGGTTGCGGGGCTGGAAACGAGGATTTTCTGAAACATGTTCGCTACAGTCTCAGATTGCAAGACAAAATAGACAAGAGCGAGGGTGAGCAAGGAAAAGGCCAGGCCAATGCGGAAACGGGGGGTGTGACGGAACCAGTTACGTACCCAATAATACGGGAATAAAG